ATGACTCTGAAAGCGCTAGTCCGTGAGCGTATTGAGGCAGGTAAAGAAATGCCAACGGAAATCTTCGGGGTATTCTCGGAGAATAAAACTACAATAAAAAGGAACAAATAAACATGAACCAAGTAACAGAAAAAAAGAATGGTGCACTAGCTACATTTGATATGGAGGCTGATGCACAACAAGGAGCCCAGAATATTTCGCAGGAAGATCTTGCGTTACCATTCTTAAAAATTTTGGGACAGCTATCTCCAGAGGTAAACAAAAGAGATGGTAAATATGTCGAGGGCGCAGAGCCAGGCAAAATCATAAACACTGTCACTAATGCATTGTACGATTCTATTAACGTTGTACCATGTCACTACAAAAGACAGTACATAGAATGGCAAGACAGAGGTACCAGCACTGGTGCACCTGTTGCGATACACGATGCAGATAGTGATATCATTAGCCAGACAACTAGAGGTAAAGACTATAAAGATAGATTACCAAATGGTAACTATCTTGACAATACTGCTAGTCATTTTGTGCTTGTAGTTGGTGATAATCCAGAGACAGCATTGATATCTATGAAATCTACTCAATTAAAAGTTAGTAGAAAATGGAACTCAATGATGATGGGTTTAAAGATGCAGGGTAAAAATGGTTTGTTTACTCCGCCAACTTACAGCCACATTTATAGACTATCAACCGTTCAGATGTCTAACGACAAAGGAACATGGTTTGGTTGGGATGTATCAAAGGTTGGACCAGTTACAGATAAAAGTATCTATGACATGGCAAAATCTTTTGCAGATTCTGTAGGTAAGGGTGAGATAGAAGCAAAACCTGAAACTCAAGAACAAACTAAAAAATCTTTAAATTTATAAGATCCTAGGTAGTGGGCGTCGAAGCTAGCGTGGAAACGCCCACTTTTTAATTTATGAATGATAAGATTATTAAAGCACCGGTTACGTATGAGGATTGGATAGATCTGGGACGGGTGATCATACCCTGTGATACAAAACAGGCTGTGGTCGAAAAATGGTCAGACCCTGATTTTAAAATTACGAAAGAAGAATGGAGAATAGAACACGCAACAAAACAGATAGGACTTAGACTAGACCAATATATAGATTTTGATATTGATAATCCTGTAGTTAAAAGATTTACAAGCGACCATATAAAATCATGTGGTGCAATATTTGGTAGAAGAAATAATCCATCAAGTCATTATATTTGGTCAGGCACATCGGATTATAAAAAATTTGCATTACCAAAAGAATTAGAAAATTATTATAAAGATTACGGTCATGGTGCAACACTATGTGAGATAAGACATGGTGCAAACAAATATACACTAGTCCCAGAAACAAAATACCATACAACAAACGAGGTTGTTAAATGGGTTAAGTATGATGGCATTGATGAGTATCCAGGTAATTTAAAAGTTGATCTTGGTAAAATTGCTTTAGCTGCAGCTCTTTGCATTACATACGCAGGATCGGGACAGAGAGATGACTATTGCACTGCCATGGCAGGTGTATTGTTAAAACATACAGAATGGAACGTAGATAGTATAGATGATTTTGTTTACAAAATTGCAGTTGCAGCAAAAGATGAAGAAGCAGAAAAGAGAAAAAGAAAAGGCACAACACATAAAAAAGCAAACAGAAAATTTGGTATGCCAAAACTTGCAGAGATCATTGGGTGCTCTACAAAAACAATAGCAACATTATTCAGTTGGATTGGCGTACAAGAAGCTACAAGCGAAGAGGCAAAACAATCTATTGGGCAAATAATAGAGTATGGTAGTGATAGGTATTTTGTAAAGATAAATGCTGTGGTGCAAGGTGAGGCCGTTGAAAAAACAATTACAGTAGACGGTCCTACACTCAGAAACAAAAAATTATTTTATGATTCTGTAATTAGTAAAGCGTCTGTGTGGATACCAGAGATGAAAGCTGCAGATTTTGAAGAGATCATGCGTAGAAAGTATGAAGCAAGAGAAAAATCAAATAATTACGTAGCGGAAGCAGAAGAGGATTTAAGATTTATAAAACATTTTAAAAATTATATTGCAGAAGAAAAAGCGTATACAAGCAAAAAAGAATTAGCATACTTTGGTTTGCCATATTATAACACACAAAAGAAAATATTAGAGTTTAATTTAGATAAATTTGAAGACTACCTACACAAGCAAAAAATAAATTTAGCACGTGTAGACTTAGTAATAAAGTGTCAAAATATATTAAAAGCAAAAAAAAATCACGGTAAGTTTGGCACAAAATCTTGTGTGTCTTGGCGATTAACGAATCAAAGTCTAGATAAAGAGGATCTCATAGTAGAGGGTGAATATCAGGAGGTAACTGATGAAACAACCTAAGTTTATATCAGGACCACCAGGTACAGGTAAAACTTCTATGTTTATCACACAGAAGTACACAGAGTTATTAAAAAAATATCCATACAGTAGAATAATAATATTATCACACACAAACGTTGCAGCCGATGAGATAAGGGATGAAATATTAAAACTGCCAGAGATGCAGGGTGTTACAAAAAAAGCTATGAAGTATAATATCTGCACGATACATTCTTACTGCAAGAGCAGATTGGTAGGGCGTAAAGAAGTATTTAGTTATGCAGATCACATGAATCTAACAACTATAGATTCTCTTTTTAAATTACAGAGAGTGACAGAATCAGAGTTTAATAATGACAAGCATAAATTTTATCGATATCTTTCTGATGCTTATGGCAAAGGTAAAACACTGAAAGAACATTGGAAGACATGCGATAAAAAAATATATACACCATACAGTTTAAACTCCATAGAACAGATGCAGTTTCCATACGAGCAGTATAAACATGACAACCATGTCTGTGACTATGCAGATATGATACAAGATTTTATAGACAAGGCTGTGGAACCAGACATAGATGCACTCATAGTTGATGAGGCACAGGATAGTAATGTGCCACAGAGAAAGGCACTCGATAAGATGGCGACTAAAGCAAAAGAATATTATTTTGTAGGTGACGCCGACCAAACTATATTTGAGTTTGCAGGGTCAGATGCAGACTACTATCACAGATTATCAAGAGATGCAGAACAATTAGAACAGGGTCACAGGTGTGGTAAGACAATAAATAACTTGTGTAAAAGAATAATAAGACCGATATGGAATTATTACGGGTATGAGAGAGCATGGAAACCAACAGATGTGATAGGCAATCATTATCATTTACCTAGCCTGGATAAAAGATGTAGTGCCATGACTGCTTTGTTAGATAAAATAAAACATACCGACGAGACTTTTTTATTTACTTATCGAGGCACGCCGTCAGATTCATGGGTCAAAAAATTTTTCAAGCAACAAGGTATAGAGTTTGCGCACGTAGGGAACACGGCCCACGTACCAAAGAAAGAATTACGATGCCATAAACTATGGCCAGATTTCTGTAGAGGCACACCCATGCCACTGAAACAGATAAAAGATTTCTGGCAATATATGGGCAGCAAAGTGATAGTTCATGGTAGGGGTGAGGAGAGTTTTGATGAGTGGGTAGATAGAGAATATACGATAGATTACATGATATATCACAGGTACCTAAAAGAAAACGCAGGTAGAGAAAGAGACTTTGCATTGATAAGAAAAAAAACAGATCCTGATAGATTAATCTACATTAGAAAGATTCTAAACAAGGGATACGACGATGGAGAGGTGAGAGTAAAATACGCAAACATACATACTGTAAAAGGTTTAACGTTTGACAATGTTGTTGTTGATCTGACAGCAACAAGACAGGAAGATTATTTTACACAACTTAGATTAAAATATGTTGCATACAGTAGAGGCAAGTTTGATTGTTGGACTATAGCATCACAGGGTAAATACACATTAGGAGTAAGATGAAAAAGAAAAATGTTTGGGACAAGCAGCATGGCGGGAATCACTATCAAAAGTATGTCATACAGCCGAGCAAGTTTGTAGTTGAGAATAAGTTGTTATATCCGGAAGGGTGTGCTATAAAATATATTATACGTCATCAGGACAAAAACGGTAAGGAAGATTTATTGAAAGCGATACATTTTATAGAGATGATTATAGAGAGGGACTACAATGTGTAACACACCA